CCAACCTCCCAATCCGTTCCACCTGTGATGGTGTAGTAGGTAGAGTTAGCATTTCCAACAGCAGAAAATGACTGAAAACCGGAAACGGCTCCTGCCAAAGTGACAGTACCAGTTCCGGTTGTTGTGGTTGTTTCTTGAACCCTATCGGCTAAGACTAGAGCCATAAAACCCCCTTAAATTATGTAGCTTCTATTTCTTCTGCTTTGAAGAAACGTTCTTGAGAAATATTGTCTTGGTCTGTGTAAGAAACACGCAGCAACAAAGTCGCATCACTATCTACCGCAGCACCTTGGACAATGCCAACCATATCTGTATTCTTAACTTTGACGGAATCACCTGTTTTAAAAGCCATGATAGTTTCCTTAAACAGATGCCGTATAAGTGACGTTCAATGTATCTCCGTTCACCACAGAACGGTTACCACCGCTAAACGATCCAGCAGAGTACAAGACACCTGTAGTTGTCGCGCGCACCTGGGTAACGGTCAGCAATGCTCCTGCAATGGTCGCTGTAGCGTTAATGCTGAATGATGTAGCAGTAGATGCCTTAGAGCCAGCAGAGGCAGCATTCCAGGCCACTGTCGCCCTGTTACTACCAGAGTAGGCCGTGCTCTCTGTCCAGCCAGCGTGAGATGCCAGGGTATCGCCAGCGGCATAGGTAGGGGTAGATGCACCATCTACTAGACCCATGTACCAGGCAGCGGTGTAGGCAGAACCGGCAAAGTATTTGTCCAGCAAGTCATTCTTGCCAACTGTAACCACTAAGTTTTTAATGGAATCAGTCCACTTAACTTGGCCATCAGGTCCGACGCACTGGACGTTGTAATAGCCGGTAACCCCGATAGTTTCCATCATATCGTTAGGTTTAAATATAGAAACGTCGGATGTTTCTGTCAGCTTAATTTTCTCGGATTGCATAAAAGACTCCTAAATTATCCAAAGGACCTAGCACGCGCAGACATCGCTCCACCGGATGTGGCTCCGCGATCATCGGCAACTTGTAAATCAGTCAATGCCTTGTCGTAAAGGCTTGTCCACACAGGTATTCTCGCATCATCTTGCAAGTATGGAGCAGCTTGTAACAAGCTACCGTAAAGGTAAATATCGGGGCTGGCAACCAGTAACCAATTGCTTGATACAGTAGATGACAACTTGCTCAATTTTGAGTAATAAATTAATTCTGTGGTGTAGGTTGCGTCAGGAGTTGGAACAACCCTTACCTGGCCACCGACAATGCCAAAGTATTTAGGACGCGAGGCAGCAGAAAACGTCCTAGATAGATCATCAAGCGCATCAATGGTCTGGAACACCATAGGAGTGACGGGGTTTGTGCTTGTCAGCTTAAACGATTTTGTCTCTAAAAAGTCGCTAGGCAAAGCAGCGTACTCGGTGTTTATGTTTGCATTAGACCGAGTAATCATCTGCCTGGTGCGTAACTGGCGCTCAATCTGAGCCTCAGACAGAGAGATAAAGTCGGCAATGGCAGACGTGAGATCGGTGCGGTTAAGCCAATCACCGATTGATGTCTTTAACTCCGTGTACGTTGTCAGAGCCATTACGTTGCCTTTTCCTGTTCCTCAAGCTCTCGCATCACCCATGTATGGTCGTGCTTGAATTCAAACGTGCCAATGTGACCAATCTCTTTGCTTACGTCATGGTCAATGTGGATTTTAAACCCTGCCTCCTGCGCTTTACGGCAGAAGAAAATATCTTCACCAATGTATCCGCGCTCCTTGGGTCGCCAGGGCGTCTCAAACCACGGCTCTGACAGCTTTTCAAAGACATTACGCTTAATCAGCATCACGCCCATGCCAATGGAGCCAACTTCCTCAATTCCGGTGGACTCTGGCATGGTGTACACCAGCTCCCGCGTACCATCAGGCTTGTAGTTCTGCGCTGTGGGTCCGGTAGGCATACGGCGCCGTGCGCAGTTGGTGGCCACAATGTCCATGTCATGCTTTAGCAACCGGCCTACCATGTCCTGCGGAAACGTCATATCCGAATCAATGAACAATATGTGCGTGCAGCCCTCGGCCATCGCGTCCAACGCTAAATCAGCGCGCTGGTTCTGTATCAGCGTACCCTGCATGATCTTGAGAGATACGGCATCGGTAGTGTTGATAGTGTGATACGCCACCATGTTCACCAGGCAGTAGGTGAAGTTTGTGTGGACCATATCACGCGCTGGCGTGCAGACTGCTACATAGTTCATACTTGTCCTGGTCGAGTTCTAAAGTATTGGTTTTCGGGATCGTTCAGCCAGCGTTTCATGTACGCCTCATCCTCTAACTTACCCTCTGCCTTGAGATTGAAGTAGACGCTCAATGGTATGGACGCCACGCGGCTCCACTCTCCATATTTATCGTGCTTCTCGCCCTGGTTGTAGATGCTGCGGTTTTCTTCAATGATCGCAGTTACATCTTGACTTGTCTGTATGGTCGCCTTGTCGGTATCCGCGTCGTAGTGCCACGTCCGAGTAATTCCAAGGTCTGAATTTGTGTCAAATATTTTTGATTCGCTCATTTAAAAAAGGGACCAGGTTTCCCTGATCCCTTCCATGCTTGATTACGAAGTAATCAGGTCAGCAGCAAGGCCGTGGGCATTCTCAGCCAAGACCTTGTGGCCCCACTCTACGATCAGCATACGCTTTTCAGCGTCACCAGTCTTAGCCAGCTCAACTTGCTGGTAAGGACGTAGAGTGGTCATCTTTGCGTACTCAGGATCAATAACCCAAGCATCACGCTCGCGCTGGAATCGGTTAGGAACGACTTGCACGTTACCGAAGTCGCTAACATAGATGTCGGCTGCACCAATGATGGTAGCGGGACGTGCGCCACCATCAATGTTGAAACGCGAAGATGCAATGCCAGAGAAACCAGAGACGCGCTGCTTGTTCACAGGACCAGTCATCAAGATTTTTGGAGTGCCGCCAGCGGTCCAGACTTGCTGGATGACGTTCTTCAAAATTGTCTCAGTGAAGGTACGCACGTTACCGTCAGTACGGGCGCTGTTTGGCAGCGTCGTGTACGAAGGGCTAGCACCATTGGTCTGCATATCGACGTTAGTCTTAATGAAAGCACCAAGAGAAGCAGTACCGCGCGCGGTGGTAGTGTTACCAGCGGCAGCAACTGCTCCATTTAGCATGGAAAACTCTTGGTCACGCTTCAACTCAGAGCCGCGCTTGGCGATCTGATAAGCCAACTCAGAACGGCGACCGGCCTTGTTAACCACTTCCTCAGTAGCGGACAGGACGATAGTCTTGCGCGAAATCTGAGCATAGTTTTGCAAACGCACGGTAGCGGTTACAGCGTCGAAGGATGCAACATCGTCGCCCTCCAACTGCTTGTTAGCTGCGGCTGCTGCCAGCGTATCGGTTTGCCACTCAAACAGAGAATTGCTGACCGACTCGCGGCCAATGTTGCTCATGTATGGAGTTTCTTCCGGTGCAATATTGGTAATAATATTGCTCAAATCTTCACGGATACCTTTGGCATCAAAGGTGGTGAAGGTGTTAGTTACGATAGTCATAATTTACTCACTTCAATAAAAGTTCAATTGCGGAGGCCGCATCATTGACGCGACCACTTTTTGCAAGACGCTGTTTTGCGCGAGTAGCTTCACTTGTCGTAGAGATACGTCCTGCTGCACCTGGCTTGGCAGGACGTGGGCCATTGTTCGTCACCGGCTTGATGTTCTGTCTCTTGGACATCATCTGTTCGTATAGTGCCGCCTTACGCAGCACGTTAACGACGCGGTGGTCGAATATGTTCTTCAGTTCATCGGCGCTAAACCCAGCCTTTTGGCCGAAGTCAATGAGCAATTCCTTCTCTTTTTTTGCCTTGTTTGGGTCCTTCCAATCAGGCAAAACCTTCAGCAATTCATCCCGCTGCTGCGCTAAAAATGACTGCATCTGTTGAGCTTGCTCCTGCTGTGAAATTTCCGCTAGACGCTGCTTTTCAAACTGAATAGCCTGCGCCTTTGCTTGGTTTTCACGCATCACCTCTTTTTGCCGCACCCACTCGATGGGGTCCTCTTGGTAGAGGCGGTCCCAGTCGATCTGAGGCTCTGCGGCTTGCTGAACCTGTGACTCCAATGCTCCTAACAATTGAGCGTACTGACTGCGCTCGGCGCGAATGGCCTCGGCTTCCGACTCGACTTGGCGTCGAATTTCGGCAATTTGCTGAGTCTTTCGCGTGTAGTCCTGAGTCCGCGAATATCCCTTCTGAAGTTCGTCCAGGGTTACAGTAACCTCAGTGCCGTCTACTTTGACGGTAAAGGTCTGATCCGGCTTTTCTTCCTCGGAATCTTCACTTTCCTCTAACTGTTCGCCATCCGTTACTTCACTGTCTGCGTCTGCATCTTCCAGTGATGTATCGGCTGGCGCCGCCGACTCGCCTTGCAGCGAATCGTCAAACGTCTCATCAATTGACTGTTCTCCCTCATCGGGCAGCATTGCTGAGAGTGCCTGGGCCGCTTGGTCCAGATTCATGGGTCCCGCAGAACCCGTTTGTGCTTGTTGCATAAATGTCCTCTACTTATTCGCTCGCTCGATGGCGCGTTGCGCCACCTTTGCGTTGTCAACAATCTTCTGCAATTCAATCTTTAAATTGTCAATTGCCTTTAGCATGGACCAGGCGATCTCTCGCTTTGATGACTCCTCTGGTTTCGTTGACCGAAAGTACCAGAGTTGGTCGTTTTCCATCTTGTTGATTGCCAGGTTGAAGGTTTCATCCTCCAGTAACTGGCTTGCCTTTCGGCCCTTGCGTACAAGTTCTTCGTTCTCCATTTATGCCATTCCAAATTGGTTGATGGGCGCAGCCGCTGACATCTGGGCTTGTGCCAGGGTAGTCTGCTGCTGCATTGCTTCTCGGTTAAGACTTTGCTGTGCTTCAATCTCAGCCGTAGAAATCTGTGCGTTGTACTTTAACTCTAATTCATATTTCTTTAAGTATAAATCTTGAGCCAAGGCATCACGCCGGTAATCGTCATCGCGCAGCATCTGCTGATGCTTTAGCTCCAGCTCTGCCGCCTTCTTCTGAATATCAGCCTCAATAGACTTGGCCTGCACCTGCGCGAGTACCTCCTCGGGAGTCGGCTTGGGGGCTGGTGGGGCTGGCGGCTGGTAATCAGCAGGCACGTCATTGAAATACTGAGAAGTATCCTTAAACCCAGACAGCGCCACGATCTGGCGCAGGGTATGGGAATACTGAGACGGGGTTACCAGCGGGTTCTGTGGGCCTAGTTGGGTCAGTGCCTCTTGCTGCTTGGCCAAGATCATCATCAGAGCCTGGATGCGCTCGTTGGTGTCCCCGTTACCCAGGCCGATATTGATGTGTACGTCCATCGCTGAATTCCACGCACGCGGGTCCATCTGCACAAACCCGTTACTCAAACGAATCATCCGAGGCTTGTCCTGGTGCGTCACCAGCAGGAACAATATGCCTTTGAACAGCTTTTTCATGCCCTCGGCCATCAAACGCGCAGTCAACTCAATCCTGCCCTGGCTTGCGCTGATGGTGGCTGCTACCGCTGCCTTGGTGCTCGACTGCAAGGCATCTGCATCCAATCCCATCGCTGCCTTGCTCATGCCGGTGCGGTTCTCGCGCATCTGATCCATGTAGTCGATCATCGGAAATGCCGCCTGGCCAACAAATGGATTGCTAAATGGCTGCACCATGCCAGGCTGACGCATACGAATCACGGCGCCAGTCTCGTTATTGAGCACGTCATCCATGTTGACCATGCCCTCCACTACCGCAGTACGCGGGTGGATAGACTGCGCCAGAGAGTCCAGCGTATTGCGCAGAATCTCTGACTTGATCTCCTGGATGTCGTGCGTGATATCAAAAATAGACATCGCCTCAAGTGGGCTGGTGTGAGGCTCTGGGTCGCAGGGGAAGTCAACAAACGGGATATAGGACGCTGGCAGGTTGCGCACTACCTTGTAACCAGAGCCAATGCAGCAAATCTTGCGCAGCTCTGCAATGCCGTCTCCATCGTAGTCAATGCGTGAGTACGCCTCGATGTACAAGACGCGCTGCTGCATCGGGTTTGCGCTGTCGTTCATTCCAAAGGTGGTGGACAGTGGCTGACGCGCCAGGTACTCCTCATTACTGTCCAAATCTGTAGACGTGATGTTGTCGCGTACCTCGTCCTCGTCGTAACCCATAGCCACTAGCTCCTCAACTGTGGCCATCTTGCGGTGGGCAATGATCCCTGCATCCTCAAACGATCTTGCGCGCCGATCAAGCAGCAGCTCCTCCGGTGGCACTGCCATAACCTTGATGCGACCATCTTTCAGTACGCGCTTGATCTGCACGTCGTGCAGCATAGGCGGTGTCGGCATAGGCATCGGCTGGCCGGTAGCTGGGTCAATCTGTGGCTCCATGCCCTGCATCGCCTGCACTGCCGCAGAGTCAGGGTAAGAGACAACAATCTTGACTTCAGCATCTTCTTGCGCAAGTATCTGCAATGTCTGGTCATCTAAGCCAGAATATTCCTCAATGCGGACAGTTTCTGTCTCCTCCCACCAGTATTTAGCAATACCGCATTTACGCACCAAGCTATCTTTGAAGATGGCATAAGTGGTCATAAACCCGTTGTTGTCCGAGTTAAATACAAAGTTAGCGTAGTCGGTAGCCTGCTTGGCAAATGCTACGTCCTCTGGACCCTCTGGCACAAACTCGACCACGTTCTCGCTGGAGAAGAACACCCGCATTAGGCTAGGCATCATGGCAGATACGGTATCGCGCACCTCCATAGCCACCACCTGGCTGCGGCCCTCTTCCTCGTTTCCAAACTTGTCGCCACGGTAATACTCAGTACCGCGTGCGCGGGTAGGTGATAAATCGGAATCTACATAGCTAACGGCATCGGTTAAATCCTGGCCAATGATTGCCTCCAGCTCGTCATCGCCCATAGGCTCCATCGCGGAGACATCGGTGCTTATCTCTAGGTCTTTCATACGGGTATCTTTCGTAAAACGACGTACATGGAGTCAACCGCACGCGGCGTGCGTAG